CCACCAGTTGTAGGCGATGTAGAGCGGGTTGCCGGCCAACAAGAGACTGACACAGTGCCGAACCTGTTCGCGCTCGTCACGGCGCCGGCTGTCCACACCGACTGTATCCCACCACTCCAGCGGCCGGTGGTGCTTGGCGTTCTCCTGCCAACCGCGCTTAAACGTCCGTCGGTCGGTCGTGCCGTCCGGGGCATACTCGGACGACGCAATGCCTTGTTCGTGGGCCCCTTTAATCGCGGACACCAGATACCAACCCTGGTTCCGCCAGTTCACCAGCCAGCCGAGCGTGGCCGGCGCCAGCCGCCGGTACGATTGGCCTTCCAACAACCGCACGTCCTCAAGCGCGCTGGCCAGTCCGTAGGCCCAGCAGTAGTTGGTCGAGCGCTGGTTCTTTGGCCTGACACCCGCCGCCTCGAACCGATGGATCGGAAACAGCCGCTTTTCGTGGGCCTCGGCGATCCGCTCCTTCCACTCATCGTCGGGAACGAGTTTGTCGGGAAAGGCACCTACCGGCACGAGATGATGGGCCGCCGCCTCCCGCGACCCGTAGGCGATGTGCCGCGGCAGAACACCGGCGGCCGACTCGATTGCCGTCCAGTTCTGATCGGTAATCAGCAGCGTCACGGCGCACCTCCCTTGTCGAGCAGCTCGAAGACGGCCTCTTCGGTGGCCGGCAGCGGAAAGTCTTTCACCTCACCCCCGCCGGTCGGCCGCAGACAGATCCGCGGCAACGGATCACCGGCGCAGACGACCAAAAAGTCCACAACTTCCGCCGGGGCACGGTCGTCGGCCCCCGTGGTGTGCTGGTCCACGATCCCGATCAGCTTGTGCCCGGCCTCCGTCAGGCGATCGCGGAAGGCCAGACTGCCGAGCATCACCTGTTGCGCCCGGGGCAAGTTGTCGCGATCGTTCGTCTCGTGGACGATCACGATCTCCCACGTCTGCCCCGGCGACGGAGGGTTTTCGTCATCTTCGTCGCCGCCTCCGATCGTCAACCCGTGAAAGACGAGTTCATAGCGATCGGGCAGGTTCACGTCGAGAATCACGTCGAACGTGCCGGCCGAGCGGCCCTTGATGTAGAGCACCGGCAGGTTGTTGACCGTCTGCAGCACAAGCACCTGCGGTTTGTTTTCTTCGGGGCGAACGTAGGCGGCGCACTGCTTGAACTCCTCGATCGTAAGCCCTTCAACGTAGAACAGATCGGCCTCTTTCACCTCCAGCGAATCGGGGCCGTCGATCGTCACGCCCGCCCCGATCATCGAGGCCGGCAGCAGCAGGGCCACCGCCAAAATCAGTTTACGCATGGGTCTGTCTCCTTGTTGGGAAAAACGAAAACCGCTGAAGGTCTACGGGTTGGCCGCTTCCTCCAGCAATGCGTCAACACCCTCAGCCCCAAGGGCCTGTAGTTGGGTGAAGCCCTCTCGCATCGCACCGCGTAGTTCGGCACCGCGGAGACCTTGCTTGCGAAGCACCCGGCGGAAGACAACCACTTCGAGGATTCCGGGCTTCAGCAACCCGGCCCGGATCTCGTCGGGGCTCCGGTTCTCCATGCACTCCTGGATGGCCGCGATCACCTTGTCGATGATCTCCATAATCATCATCCATTCCATTTTGTCGCTCCTTGAAAAAAAGGGGGAAAATAAAAAACACACGCGACATGGGCGGCCGGTCATACGGAATTGGTGTCCTCCCGTGCCGCGTGCTGTTGCGGTTTGTCAATCGGCGCCGTAGGCCCGCTGGGCGCAGGCCATTGCGCGGATGTCGAGGGTCTCGTCGTCCGCCGTGCCACCCTTGATGGCGAACGTCGGGGCAAGCCCCTGGCCATCGGGGAAGGTGGTGTCGTCGATGTCCGTCGAGACAATGGGGTTGTCGTCGATCGCCAGCTTGGTGGTGCGATCCCCCGTTCCCCAGTAGATGTCGAGCTTCTTGACCTTGGGGCGATAGCGAAGCCCGATGTTGTACCAGGTGTCGATGGCCAGCGTCTTCCAGGCGGCTTCATGTGTAACCGCATCCTGTCCGGCAACCTGGTAGATGATGTCCAGGCCCGACGTATCGGCATGATCCATGAAGAAACCGATCATGTCGATGTCCGCAACACCGGGCGTGGCAGCACTCGGAACATTGTCCACCAGGAAGTCGCCGTCCATCGCGTGAACGCCGGCGAGGCCCATGAACAGGCCAAGCTCGTTCGTCGTGATCGTGGAAAGGCGGAAGCTCCACTCCATCACGAGTTCCCTGAGATCGGCCGCCGCGTCGGAAATGACGAACGGCTCGCCGCCGCAACACCACTGAACCTCCGCCGCTTCGTTATCGGCGGAAGTGAACATCCGCATCCCGTGACCGCCGCTGTACTGCGCGTGGGTCAGGCCGCTGATGATCGCGGTAGCGTCGGTGAAACACCGAACACCATTACCGCCGAGAACCGCCCCGGCGTTCGCACCCGCATACGGCGGCGCAACGGGGTCCAGCATGACCCCGACCCCGACGTTCGCATCCTTCCCCACGAGAATCTCGTGCGCCGGGAAGTTTTTCCACAGGTCGTAGGTGAGCCCACGACCTAGTAGGTCTTCGTGTTTTCTGAGAAAATCACCCATCGCTTGTTTTCCTTGTAAAAAGGCAAGTATTCAATCAAAGTCCTCCCCGGTACGACGCGATTACACGGTCGAATCGTAGAAGACGAAACCTCCCTGGCGCCGGTCGTAACAGACGAAGTTACCCCAGTTGTCCATGTGCCGTTCGCGGACGGTGTGCTGTGTGGCAGCCACCTTGGGCGGGTGCTTGACCATGTTCCGGCCCGACTTGAAGAAGTATTCAAACTTCTTCCAGTTGATCCCGTAGAACGGCTTGTAACTGTCGTAGGCGCCCGATTCGCTGTTATCCAGCGCGGGGACCCAGATCACCGGCACGTTGCGGATGTAAACCGTACCCGAGTGTCGGGCCACGTCATCACCCAGGTTGTCGTTCTGCGCTTGCAGTTGGCGCCGCATCGTGGCAATCACCTCATGCCAGGTATACATCCCCCAGTCCGGCGGCCCGCCACCAATCTCCGGGTACTCAGCCGGCGGCGTGAAGTCGCAGTAATCCATCGCGTTGACGACCTTCTCGATCAGGTCGTCGCGAGAGACGGCTGCATAGGTCCCGGTGTAGTTCTTCCACTTGTCGTAGGTCCCGGTGGAAATGTCCCCGGCCCCGCTGGTGAAGCCCGACGGATCGCCGCCATTGAAACCCAACGTGGCGCTTTTCTGGAGCCAGAAGGGGATACCGCTGGGCGGCCGGGGATCGTCCGTGGAAGAGGCCGGAGCGGTCCACATCTGCTCCTCCATGAGCACAACGAAGTCGTTCATCAAGCCCTGCTCGTTAATCATCATCTCTTCGATGATCCGCTCGGGGCCCGACTGGAACGCCGCCTCGTCGATGTCGTAGATGTAGTTGACCGTCTGCTTCGACCACTTCTGCTTGGCCTCGGTCATCACGTTGACGCGGTTGGTGTCGTCAACCGCATAGAGCCCGCTGTTTTTCGCGGTGCCCTGGTTGCCGGTGCGCAGCTTCCAGTTCAACTGCGTACCGCCCCGCTCGGGGCGCTTCTTTCTCTTGAACCATCTCGACGCCCAGTGATAGCGCTGCAAGGGCAACGAGATGTCGATCATCTGGTTCCGTCTGAAGCGTTCAAGCGTCAGTAGAACAAAATCATCGACTTGATCGTGATAAAGTGCCATGATCGGCTACTCCTATGCTCGCGCGCCGCTCTCCTTCTCCATCTCCGCGTGAGCGGCCAACAGAACGGGGTCCCGAGTCGGGTCCCCCTTCCAAACCTGGTCACTGCGATCCGCCGGCCTGGTGCCGCCGCCGCCCAGCTTGCGGCTGGATTGCTTGCGAACCGTCTTGGCAAAGGAGTCTCGGCGCTGTTTTTCGATTTCTTCGGCGAACTCTACATTCAGAGCCCGCTTGACCAGTGCCGGCGTAACGTCCGCCGGCTTCCCTCTCGCTTTTAGACCCGCAGTGAAGGTCTCCACGGCGTCGTGGAGCTTGTCGCGGGCCTCACGGTTAGGGGAATCCGCAGAACCGAGAAGTTTGTCTTGATCGAGAGAGTCGCAGATCATGTCGAACGACTTGCGAGCCTCCCGGCCGATCAACTCCTTGTACCGCGATTCCATTTCCTCCAGCCGCTTCTCGTAGCGGGCAATTCGCTCTTCGACATGCGTGCCTACCCGCTCGAACTCCCCGATAACATTCTCATCAAACTCATCGGGGTCCAGCTTCGACTTGAAGCCGGCCTCTTCATCGGACTTGTCTTGTCCGGTTTCCTTAGCCTCTTGCTTGGCGGGTTTCTCTTCTTCACCTTGCTTGAGGCTTGCTTCGGCGGCCTGCTTTCCCTCCTCGTAGAACCGCTTGTCCAACAGCTTGGCGTGGCGTTGCAGTTCCTCCAGCCCGGAAAACTCACGGGCCTCGTCCTCGGAGATTTCCAAGGAGCTAAGCAACTCCTTGGCTTCGTCAGTGGCCGCCCATTCGTCACCACCGGCTTTATCACCGGCAGCGGTATCGTCGGCTTCCGCATTGCCTTCGTCGGCGGAAGCGTCTGTTTCGTTCTCGTCGGCAGCGGCCTGAAAACGGCCCTTCTCGTCGCGCTGCCGTCCGGGGGTTTTTTCTTTGCCGTCCGGCTTTTCCGGCTGTTCGATTTCTACGGGCCGGTTGGCGGCCTCGAAGTCGTCGAGAAACTGCGTGGCAGTTTCCACGTCGAACTTGCCGTCTTCGGTCAAAAGGTCTGCATCGGACATGGTTAGTCTCCTTATTTGCCTGCGTAGTCGCCGTATCCGGCGTCGTTGTCGTGAAGCCCGCGGGCCTTCATCAGTTGGTTGCGGGCCTGCCGCGATTCGAGCACACACGTCCCGTCGGACCTGTAATAGGCCCCGGTGATACCGTGCTTGCAACAGAAAGCGTTGTATTCACCGACCTGCGAACGGTGGCAGGACATCGCCAGCGATTCCAATGGCTTCCCGCTGGTAATTGCCTGGCGCACCACCGGCACGCCGGAACTGCCCTCGATCCGTCGCCGCAAGAATTCGGCACGGCTCAATTTCTTTCCGTTCCAGCTATAGCCGACCTTCATGCTCATCCGGCCGCCCTCGCCATGGTGGCTGTTTGCTGTGACGTGTTCTGCCCGCCGCCTAAGAGTGCTTGTTGCAGGACCGAAGAACGGTTCTGCGGCGTGCCCCCGGTGGCGACGTTGCGACGGACGTAGTTGCGGGTCGTCTCCGGCGCCATCCGGCCCTCCGACTGCTGCTGCATCCCCGGCGGAGGCTCGGGCACACCGTAGGTAATCCAGTTCTCCAATTGCGGGATGCCCAACAGGTCCGCGTAGTCCTTTTGCATCCGCTCCACGTCGATACTGCCGCCGTTGCGCTCGATGATCGGGTAGAGTTGGGCCAGACGGTCCATCGCCCGCTCCAGCTTCATCAACTTCGCCTCGGGCGATTCGTAGTTCATCGAGTAGGGTTCGACCTCAAAACCGTACTGCCAGAAGTCGCCTTCCCGCAGTTCGGGCGTCCAGGAGGTGTCGATCCGTACAGAACTGCCTTCGCGGAAGGGCGTGCTGGAAGGTACTTGGAGCACTTCGTCGGCCCACATCAGGTGCCCCAGGCAGCCAACCACGTCGCTAACAAAGCGATGCACCCGCTGTTGCATCTTGGCTTCTTTGCGGGAGACGGCCTGATGGATCAACTCCTCCTGTCCGACCGTGTTGGCCTGCGGTCCCAAGCCGGCCATCGCTTCCAGATTGCCCGCCTGCCGGCCGAACAGATCGAGCACGCCCAGCGAGAAAGCCGTGTTGGCCTGATCGACGCCACCCTGTTGCAGCACGTCGATCCCCTTCGGATCGGCAACCTTCACCCATTCGCCGTCATTGACCCTTTTGGCGCGGTTGGCGTCTGCCTCGGACTGCGGCCGGTACAGCGGGTTGGTCTTCTGCCGCTTGGCCTGCCGGGCCTGCTTCCGCATCAGCCCGTTGTAGAGCAAATGCAGCCCCAAAAGGTTCTGCGCCGGCGAAGAGGGCATTGCGTTGTCGGGCACGTCGGCCAAGGCGAGGAACTTGTACGGCCCGCCCTCCGGCCCGGCCTCGACCAGCTTCAACGGCTTGCTTTGGATCTGCCGCGGGAAGACACCGACGGCGTCCAGTTCCGGCAGCCACACGTCCATCAGGTCGGTTTGCGGCTCGTATTCGTCGTCGTCGGTCAGTGCGCCGGTGCCGATCTCCTGAGCGTATTGTTCGCCGCGGTCGTATTTGGTGGTCGGCGTCATCAACTTGACCACGGACTGGTCGTAGTCGGGGTTGTCCTGCACCGACGCCCAGGAAACCCGGTACTCATCCCACATGAACTTGCACCGGCGGCGATCCTTCACCGTCATGTCCAACCCGAAGTCGTCGAACGAGATGTGGCCCGCGTAGGGGCGGCCCGGATCGGCCCATACGTCGTCTTCGAGTTGCACCGGTCCCCACTCCGCCTGGAAGACCTTGACCGCCCCGCCGACGAAGAAGGCATCGAGGATGACCCGCTGCATGGTCTCGTTGAAGCGGATTTCCTCGATCTGGTTGTTGAGCGTCTGCTGCCACCGCCACGCGAAGGGCCAAAGCTCCCGCTGTCCGGTCGTCACGTGGACCCGCGGGTTGTTGGCGGCCAGACCGATCGTGTAGACCTCGGCCGTCATGTTCAGCAGGTTGACCAGGACCTCATACCGGGCGCCCTTGTCGGAGTAGTACGAGCCGACGTATTGCTCCAGCATCCGTTGCCGGTTCTGCCGGAACGGCCGCATCGC